ACCGCCACCTGAACCGGCGGCACCAAGTAAAGCTACCTTACCGGCCCCAAATGGCATTACGACATATCCGCCCCAGCGGTAAACCCATACCAAGTAGGAGCAGCACCGCCATCAAAAGTGATGAACGTAAGAATATCGACACCCGTAGTCGCAGTAGTCGTCAACGTCGGAGCAGTAGCACCAGCCCACTTCACACTAGTAAACGCACCAGTACGAGAACCCGAAGCATCCTGCGTAAGAATCAGTGTCAACGCAGTACCAGCCTGCAACCCAGAACCCGAAGGCATCGTAAACGTACAGTTACCTGTCATCGTCCACGTCTGAGTGTTGCCGTTAGTTTCGTCGAGAGTAACTGCGGTACTTGTGTTCCCACCGGCATACACCGTTTCGGCATAATCCTTGTGAACTACTGCCGACATGATCTGATCCGCACCAACAACCGTGCCAGAAAGAGTCGCACCAGCAATCGTTGAGCCCGTCAGCGTACTAGACCACGCTGTAGTACCCGTACCGGTGTGCTCCAAAAAGGCGTTCGTTGCCGCTGAAGCAGCAGGCGAAGCGCTAATACCGAGCTTTGTTTCTACAGCAATCAAAGCAGTAGAAGCTGCACCGTGCACTTGATCGTGTTCGTACCCTGACGCATCCAAGTCAGTTGTTGAGCTTGGAGTTACCTGTGTTGAGGTTGTGTCAAGAGATGTTGGATAGTTTGACGTTGGCATTATTGCTCCTATGGAACCAAATCAAGGGTGAAAATACCAGACGCATTCCACTGTATTTGAAATGTGCCTGACGTTGTACTGAAATCTCCCCCGAAATCTATGTACGCAATCAAACGGTCATCCGTTACCGTGTCATCATAGATAACTCCGGCTCGTACCGCTGACAACGTGGAACTGGTCCACGATACGTCATCTGCGTCCCATTTAATTGTGCCTGTCCCATCAGAACTACTGGTCATGGCAACACTTGTAAGAGTTTCGCCACCAGCCGTGTACCCGGTACCCGAAATTTCGTTTGTTACATCTGTTTTGTTTGTGTGAGTTTCAAAGTTTGGTGTGTAAGAAGCGTTGACCAACATGCACTTAAATGTGTCATTGTCCATGTCAAGTGCGAGATCGTTCTTAAACGCAGCTTCGAAAGTCTCAACGTAAAGACCACTAGCCATTAGCAGTACCTGTTCCTTGGATCGGCTTTGGCCTGATCGTTACATCACCGTTTGGTTTTTGCATTCTTTTTCTTTCTTGCGGCAGCAGCAGCCTTTTTACCTTTAGCAGTATAAGGATACTTTTTTCCATTAACGATAGGCATGATTGAAATGATAGCAGAGGATAATGGGGGGGCCGGGGAAAGGGGGAAAACCCGACCCCCCCACGCCTCTATGGCGTTAACTAGGCGTTATCGCCAATACTGGATGATGCTTCCACACGTTGCATACAGGCTTCTCGGAAGATGCCGTAGCCAACGAGGTGATACCAACCAATTGGGTTGAACCGACGCAATGTGTCAGTCACAGGACCAACAACAATGCTTGGCTCAGAACCAAATCCGGGTGCACGAGAGAACGCTTTTGCGAGCGCTTGACGGCCACAGATAAGAGTTTGGTAAACATCGACATTGCTTGTGCCACCATCTTCGATTAGACCGGCACGTGGATTTTCAATGTATTCGATGCCATTGAAGGTACCGATTGAACCTGCACGGATCGGAGCACCTTCTTGGTACAGTTGATACTGAATAACATCAGTAACCGCTGTGTCTCCACGAAGGTCGTAGGAAACGTCAGGGTGAATGATCGCCATGTAGTTTCCGTTATCCCAACCGGGAGCGTTACGGGTACGAAGCTGTGCGACGGCTTTACGGCCTTCGGCAGCGGTGTAGTTATTCGCATCGGTAATTGCGCCACGGCTTGTTTGACCGACATAAGTCACATTTGTGCCAGCATTGGCAACATCTGAAACAATTTTGTCCATCGAGTCAGCCATGTTATAACCAACAATGTTGGCTGCATCAGAGTCAACATTGAGGAATGAAGTTCCACGTACCTTGGCGGTCGTGATAACAGCATTACCGTACTCAGCAAGAGTTACGGTTACTGCGCTATCGGTCAAAGCAACAGCAGTCACATCTGTAGCTTCAGTGAGAGCCGAGGTTGCCTGCGCCATGTCAGCGTAGAACGTAAATTGAACGCCAGAACCGTTATGGCTCTGAGCGGTGGACCTGACATCAGCGACCATTTCAAACAAAGGCTGCGAACGTAAAGCAAAGTACGCAACCTGATCGAACGCCGTTTTTACCTGATCGTCAAGTGTGGTGGTGGTTGTATATGCCACTTGAAATCCTAATCGTTAGGACTCCGTTGGCTAGCAAATTAGGCTGTAGCACCCCATAAAATGCCTTCAGATTCCATCAAAGCACGCAACTCATCTTGATTTGTTGTCGCTTTAATTCGTTCTTCGAGGTCGGGTGAAACAACTGGTTCTCCACCTTCACCGGCGGCCTGAATACGCTGTTCTGTTGCTAATGCATCATTCGTTAAATTCGGTTCAGGCATAGGAGCATCTGCACCTATAAACCCGGCTGCCATAGCTTCCTCTCGGATAGCGGTAGCATCGAGTTCACCGTCATAACCTTTAACGAAATATTTAACACGAGCATCATCAGGATCAAGTCCTGCTGAACGGAACGTATCCCGACGTTGATAAGACTGAAGTTGAGATGCCATTTCCGCCGCTTGTTGCTCGGCTTCCTTAGCACGATTCTCCAAATCTCGTCGCCAATTCGGTTTTGATTCAGTTGAACTGCCAGAATTTTCACTGTTGCCAGTGGAGTCAATGTCTGTCATATGTCACTCACCTACCTAAACGCATCCTCAGCGGTGGTACTTCGGATGGAAATGCAACACGGCGCACCTCGGGAGGGCCGAATCACAACACTATTTATACTACGCACAATTTTTTATTGCAAGTTTTAAGTGGCTTCGCCTAGCGCCACACCAGCAGTCGATGTCATCATCCCCGATGATCCCCCAAATGGTGCAACTCGACTTTCACGTCGTCGTCGTACAGCCTCAGCACTAGCAGGATCAAGATTAAACGCACCACGAGTTAATGTGCCACCACTCATAGTTTGTTCACCAAGAAGATTACTTGTCAGCCCCCTAAGCGGCGTCAAAGAAGCAGCGATTTCTCGTTCTTGGACATTAGCTCGACCAAGCAATTTGCCGACATCTTGTCTTACTAGATCAGAAGTACGTGTATTAAGTGCTTGATCTGCACGCACAGCGAGCCCTACATCAGATAACTCTCGTCTACCAGCAACAATATTTTTTATTTTAGTATCGTCAAGATAAAGAGCAGTTATATCGCCCTCTTCCCAATCATGTATATCTCGTAACATACGGATTGTTTCTGGATCTGCAAGATTTTTTGCTCTTTCAGCGGTCACAACTCGTGCTTGCCATTCAGAAGCAGAAACATCATTAGCAATTAATTCTGTAATCGCATCATTATCTACGAATCCATCAGGTATTCCTGCTGCGGCTGCTATTTGTTGGAAGTTAGTTTCAAGTCCTATGTAATCAGTTTCAGATAAAGGAGCTAATCCTTGGGCTCGACGTAGTTGTTGAGCCGGGAATCGTTTATCATATTCTGGTTGCATCCGTAATTGAGGAAGAATCATAGAAGCCGGATAGTCGTCCATAATCATGTCCCAAACAAACGGCCATAATTCTCCTAAACCAAAGAAACTTAAATATTCGTTAGCCATTGACATTGCGTCAAGGTTTTCTGGGCGTTGACCAAATAAAGCTGGAACATCAGCTAATTGCCATGTGCCTTGTCGAAAATCAAATGGTGCTGTTGTCCGGTAAGGATTGTTCCAACCCATTGGATCTGGTGTTTGAGGATCGTAAGCAAATGCTTCATTAATGTCATCAGTAGCAGCATTTGGATTTACAAAAAATTGGTCTGCGATTCCTTCAAAATCGTCATCAAGATTTATAACAGGTACACTCGGAGTTTCACCACCAGTGGTGTCATCATCGTCCTCTTCATCGCCGCCACCACCAGTAGTGTCGTCATCGTCCTCTTCACCTGTGCCGCCGCCGGTAGTTGCGTCAGGTAACGAGAAAAAATCTTCTTCTTCAATACCAATACCCAACATTGAGCCTGCATCTGCTTCCGCCCACCCCGAAGGAGGCACACGATCTACCCCAAATCCTTCAGGATCAAGAATCTGTGGACCAACAGCATTAATAACTGCTGCCGTAAGCGGACCTACAACACCATCCGGTGATAAACCATGCGCTTGTTGAAAACCTTTAACAGCAGATTCGGTACGAGGCCCAAACTTACCATCCCACTCATCAGGCGATTGAGGAAACAATATTTGCTGTAACTGATACACAACGTCATTGTCGCTACCACGTTTAAGCATTTCTTTATCAGCCATTACGGTGTCGCTCCCATTCCTGCGCCCATATAATTAAGAAGTTGACCCATTTCAGCTAACGCATAACCACTTTGTTGATATTCGGAAGTCCGTTTTAAAGCTAATTTAAATTCTTGGACTGTGAGGGGACGATCTTGTTTCGGAGTAACTTGATTTGGTCGCCCAAATGGGTCAAGCGCTTGATATTCGCCGGGAGTACCCGGATCACCCATCTGCACTTGATCCATAGTATTCCCACCACGCCACCTGTAATAGTGGAGGTTAGTTAAATCACCATTTAGAGCAGCCTGTCCCATCGAATAATCACGACCATTCCATTCTGCAGGACGACCAAGCATTCTTTGTATTGTCGGATTGAACTGGTTTAAAAACTCTAATGTGTCACCGCCTGCATCATAAAAATCAGCTAAATAGGGGTAAAGTAAACGAGCTTTTTCACGGAAAACTTGACTAATGTTTTGTACTGGAACTTCGCCAGTAAAAATACGTTTCGCTAATGCACGCTCTTCTATGGGTGACATCGAAATCAAGTAACTATTCGCAGATGACCGCATAGCTGATTTAATATTTGCAATATTTCCAGCAGGTGATGTTGCTGTTGAAAAGAAAACGTCGCCTTGATCGCTTTTTTCACCGTCAACTACTTCACCACTAAAGAATCTAATGAATTTGTTTTCATCCCAATCATGGAAATATCCAAGTTTTGCTGCTTCCCATACCGCTTCTTCTGGAGCTTCAAAACCTTCTCTCGCCATAAGATTTTGAACTGTGTCATAGAAAGGCTGTACTTTGCCTCTCCGAGCGCCAGTCCATGCATCTTGATCTGCGCCCATCCCTTGTGAATACCATTCAGCGATTCGTGTCCGAACAGTCGAAGGCGTATTTTGGTACCAAGCTGTGCGTGGAAGCCAAGTGTCGATCCATTGCGCGATTATTTCAGGAGCCTCATCGCCTTTAAGCTGTGATTCCATGAATGAAACAAAGTCATATTCTTGTCCAGTTCTAGGATCAAAGACTTTTGCGTCAGATCTACCTCGAAGAAAACCAAGAGATCCAGCTATTTCGCCTGTGCCGAATCTACCGGGACTAACAAAACCGTCGTCGCCAAATGCTGCGACATCTCCAGCAGCCCAAGGATCGAAACCTTCTGGGTTACCACCTACAAATTGTTCTGTTGTTACAGTTTCTTCGTCGCCAGTAGCTGTTTCTTGGAAAGAAACTTCTTCTCCCGTAACAGAAGGATCTCCGCTCACAATTTCGCCAAGATCATTCCAAATAACAGGACCGCCACCGGGAACAAGCGAAGCAGGTTCTCCGACTATTGATTCATAATCTGGGTACTCATATTCTCCC